GGAACCCACTAAATAGGGGGTGCTATACCATAGGGGTGGTGGACGGGGAGAATGGTGGCGTGAAGATTGGCTCGCTACGCTCGCGAAGATGGAATCCGGGGCTGAAAGGCACGTTAATAAGCCTCATTCAGTTAGTAAGTGTTGGAGGAAGCACAGAAAAACGTTCCGTCATGATTTAACGTCTGATAATTCTGTGCGACCTCCACCCCAAAAAGAGATGATTTATTATGGCAAAAGGCGCAAACGATTTAATTTTGAGAGACAGACTACAATTTGACATTACAAGTGTGGGAAAAACTTCACTTGTTTATGGTCGAATTGATTTATCGGATTATGTTTCCATTCCTGAAGCTCGAGGACTTGCAATCAAAGAGATCCGATTTCAACTCAGAACTCGCAATGCTGGTGACGATGGCGTATGGCCTGATTACATGGGGCCTGAATTAATCCCATCAATGACCCCTGATGCAACCTACAAATCAAGCGTTAAGTTGTTTGCAACTACAACCGCGTACGAATCTGTTGTTGATGTGGGTGTTGCATCGCCTAACGTAATCTGTGTTTTCGACAAACAATCACTTTTTATTCGTGACACAACTAACAATTTGGCAGTAGTAAACACCTACGAACATATGTTTGGAACACCCGATCTCCATCCAGAAGGCTACGATGTCGTAACTGATCTCCTTATCGGTATTGCATGTACTGGGCTTAGCGGAGAAGCACTTTCAGACACAACCGCAGAGGTTGATGTCATGATTATTGCAGAACCTAAGAAGATCACTTCCAAGGACTTAACCCAAATGCTCAGCCAAGCGCAAGACGTTTGAGGTGAGTTAATTGGGGCGCAAACGAACCAAAGAGGAGGCACTCGAACGTCTTATGGATGTTCCAGATGTGCCGGGTCTGAAAGGTAAGGTAGCCGCTGTTAATCGTTTTGCTCGATTGGGTGCGGCTGGACTTATCATGTTGGACCCACTAAACCGACTTGCAGATGACTTTATCACAATACCAATGCCAATGATAGCCATACCTGCTCATGAATCTCATTTGCTAAGCAGATCTCCTTCAATGCAGATATACATTCGAGCAGGTGAAACAATTGTTCCTACTGGCGGCAACGTACAGGACTTTGAGCAAGGTGTTGCTGAAACTCAGGCTCTTGAGGCTGTGAGCGAAGCACCCAAGCGTAAAAAGAAGACTACTGCCTATCAACGCAAGTACAAGAAGGCATTCGCTAAGGTTAAGCCTAAGCATATGAATAAGAATGGAAAGTGGAAGAAAGGCGGATTCAAAGCCGCTGTTAAAGCCGCCCATAGGATGTGTAAGTGATGCCGTTAAGTATTGTTAAGGAAACAATTGAACTTGAAGATCTTTTGCTTGATAATGCTGGCAATGCTTTCATTCAAAAAAGGATTAACCTGCAAGAAGGTTATAGACATACTTTGTCTCAAATCGATGTATTTGAAGATTCAATACCGTTTTTACGAGGTGGAGATGGAACTGCTTACTATGAAATTGTAGTTTCTGCATATCCTCAAATTCCTACTAATATGTTGTATAAGGAAAACGGTGTAGTTCAAACACGACGTTACGTTGCTGGTGGCGATGATTCGGTTTTGTTCAAAGCAAATGCACGACTTAGGTTAGAAAATCATTCATCGTTTACTCAATTCCCAAGCGAACAGATCGCCGCACAAAATAAAGCCTACTTTTACGCTCCTCATGTTTACATTAACATTCACTTTATGGGAAGCCCCGGCATAGAATATGGGAACATTGCACTGTCGTTTTTAATGGCTTTTGAAAAGAAAAAGGTAAGCAATTTGGAATCAACAATGGGCGTTTTAGCGGAATCTCATGCCGCTATGTGCGCTTTGGCCATGTCAAACGGGCACATGGTAAGCATCGAAGCACTCGAGGGTAACGTATTCCCAATGTGGCGATATGGTGGAATGAGACCAGAGACAATGATTACTCCATCGGCCGCTAACTCCTTTTTCCTTGACATCAGTTCGAGGGACGAAGAAGAGATGGTTGCATCGGCTTCAATTCGACAAACAATAACAGATGCACGACAAATGAACACATTTGACGGTGCATTAGGTCCAAGACGACCTGATTGGTTGCGAGAATTCCTTAACGGTGGATATGTAGCAGGTGCGATCAGGCCGAATCCAATTCCATTACGATATGCCGATAACGGAAATACAAGGATGTTTTGAAAATGAGTGAAAGTCCAATTGAAGAAAAGAAAACGCCAACTACTAAATTTGCCGAATGGCTAATGGCTCGAGCTGAAAAGAAAGAAGCAAAAGAAACATCCTTGGAATCTCTGATGAAGTTCAACGTCTTTCTTTCAATTGCTACATTGGTTTCGGTTGCTGGAGCAACTGTTGCAGACTATGTTTTGATGGCTTGGCTTTGGATCTAATCAACAATTAGATTCTCCTCATCGAGATATGCCATAATGCATTTGAAGCATAATGGTTCTTGCATCAATCCTGTATTAACAGCAATGTGAATAGCAAATTGATTACCGCAGTCATGACATGGTACGTTTTTACCACCTAACAAATCTATTCGAACTAAATTGTTCATACTTGGTATGCCTCCTTATTCCAATTCAAAACAATAAAGTCACCACATTGTTGGCATAGAGTCCAAGGTGCTTTTGTTGATCGCTTTTCACATACGACACAAATGCGTTGTTCTCTAAAGGATTTCATACTATAATCCTCCAACCAAGTTTTTCTGCAGCTGCGGCACACAAGATGCAAATGTTTTGAATCGATTCATGTTCTAGTTGAGCATGTTCCTCACCATCAAAAACCATGCAATGACATATCTCACATTCGAAATCTTTTGAAATCATTCAAATTCCTCAAGTGTTGTTTGATTCAATGCCTTGGCAATTATCTCTTCGACATTGCCTTTGTAATCTGGATCTATTTGCGTCGCATAGTCGATAAGAGTTGATGCTAAGTGTAAGCATGCCTTTCTGTATCGTACAACTCGCATGGATTGCGTGGCTATATCTTCCTTCAATCCATATGCTCGCAGACCAATGCGTACCCATTGGCTAAAGTTATCCATCTGGTTTGCTACTTGTGCGGTCTCTACGGTGAGAGATACTTCCTTGCGTACTTTCATTCTTCATCCTCCTTGATCAGGCACCATTCTGGTGGGCAATGCAGTAAGCATTGATTGCATTTACACGTCGAGCCATATCTGTTCGGTTTTCCGTCCATGTTTATCGTATAGATCACTACTATATTAACCCGTACGGACGGGTGAAATTTGAAAGTTTGACAGGGTCAAACACGGAACCCACTAAATAGGGGGTGCTATACCATAGGGGTGGTGGACGGGGAGAATGGTGGCGTGAAGATTGGCTCGCTACGCTCGCGAAGATGGAAT